ACTGTCAGGCCTCGCAACCTGGTGCCCATGTATAGCACCGAGGATGTGAGAGCCATCCTCGAACACATCGAAGGCGAAACCCTCATCATTAGGTTGCGGGATAAGCCAACGCTCAACAGGGAGCCCTACCTCTGTGGCAAGCCTTCTGAGCTGTTGCAGGATAACAATGCCCCAATCATCCTCACCAGGTCTGCCTACACGTTGTTTCTGTACGCGGTATTGGCAATGGTTAGAGGCCACTGAGCCGAAGGTTATAGGAGCATACTTTGATGCAATTTTCATCAGATCCCACAACAAAGCTGCAGCAAGGTCTACCTGTTGCATAGGACTGAGCGTATTGCTCACAATTTGCTCCATATCAGCCTTATTGCTCACACCCTCAATCACATCACCCATATCCATAATGACAATGTGATCGAACTTCCCAGCCTTCAACCGTTCCTCAATCAGCTCATAAGAAGCATGGATGCGTTGAATGGACTCTGTGTGCCCACCCCTGCTCCCACCCTTCCCAATCTGGTAATCAGCAGGGCAGATAACAAACACACGCTCAGTGGCCTTCTTAGGGTGCTTCTTTGATATCTTGGTTCGCTTAGCTAAGTTATATAACGTTGGCAGGTCAAGATCCGTGACCTTCTTACGGAAATGGAACCTGTAAGCGGTAAGCCACTCCCCATCCCACCTCTGCCATTGAGAAGTTCGAGGAGTGCCCACAATCTCATACTCATCAGGGGAATAACCACGCTGATCCAGAAACTCATCAAAGTTAGGTGCCTCAGGGAGCCCCTCAGTAGTAGCAGTACCCTCAGCACCATCGAACTCTAACCCAGGTCTGAAGTCTTTAGGTGCCTGCACCTTCTTAGCAGGCTCAAGGTTCTCAAGCACAGGAGCACTCTCCTCTGCGATGTGTCCTAATAGACGTCTCACTAATCTTCAAGCCACGATCTGTGAGCGCCCTAGCCAAACCGTTATTAGTCCAAGCTGCACTATTACTCATAGCATCCATGTAAATCTTCAAGTCAGAACCATCCAAACTCTCGGCAACAGTCCTCACCCTGCATGGATACACTTTCACTGTTGGTGTCATTCCCTCAAGCATGAACATTCCACCTTTCGTTTAGACTGAGGCAAGTCTAACCCCAAATCATCCACAATAGGGCTGATTGTGATGAAAGCTCCAGGCTCGCGCGTGTCTGCATACGCCTTCCATGCTGTGATCTTCACAACCTGCCCATCATCATCCCAGACACCAGCATCAGTGAGGCCATCCAAAACTCCCCTGAGTAGTTTGTCCAAATCAGGTGGTTTGATAGGCCAGGGTCTTTTAGCAACAGGGATCGTGGCAGGGCGCTCAAGATAGAACATGACCTCGATAGCGATTGGGTTGGAGCTCTGAGCCCATGCCTCTTTCTCTATCTCAGTGATAGCAGCGAGGGTGATCGCTTTGCGCCATGCTGGGAGATACTTGCTGGCCTCGATGAACCTGCCACCACCAACGTGCCTTTTAGAGCCTTGTGGGGCTGGTCTGCCGAATACTGTGATGGTAAGGCTCACCTAACAAGTGTACCCACACAACAGAAAACCCCCGCCGAAGCGGGGGCTCTTTCTTGAGAATCACATTGCTGTGGTGTTATACATTCTGCACTTCATGTTTGGGATGCGGGGGTTCCATCCTGCTCCCTCAATGCGGCGGTCAATTTTGGCGAGGATGCTGATGACTTCTTCCTTGTCCATAGTTTGACCGTGATCTCGTACGATGGCGAGCTGACCGGCTTCGTTCAGGTGGATGGTTCCCCATGCTGTTTTGGTGACTGTGTTGAACATTTGTTTCCCTTTCGTTGTACTTGCTTATGTCTACAAGTATACACACAATTAGGGGAAACACAACACCAAACACAAACTATTTTTTAGGCCTCACAACATTCAACACAGCCAACACAAACAACAAAGCTGAAGCGCTATAACCAAACCCAGCCAACAACCCCTCAGCCTCGAACGCCAACAACCAATACAGCAAACCCATACCGCTAAGAATCACAAACCCAGACCACCTCATCAGAAAGGCGCACTCTCATCAATCTTGCCCTGCCCAGGATTCACAGTAGGCCACACCTCATTGATAGCAGCCTCTTGAGTCTTAGCACCAGCAACACTCACCGATTCAGCACGCACCCGAATAGCAGACCCAGTAGATCCATCACGCTTCTGGAAAGTGCTAGTGCCCACGATGCGCCCCACCACAGTAACCTGCTTCACATCATCCAAAGCGGTCTGAGAATCAGTAGTGACATCATAGATAGTCTTATCTACTGTTTCCCACTCATCCTGGTGGTTCTTCTTGCGCACATCTACAGCGAGCTTCAAAGCACGACCCCAGTGGAAATCTTTTACATCATTCAGCCACCCAGTGACCGTAACTAATGCCTCATTGCGTTCCATAACTACTCCCTTTTCCTTATCCGATAATGTGTGAAGGATTCACACAATCATTATGCCCACAACTTCTGACACCAGGCAACACAGGTTGCCCATAGTCATCAAGCGGTGTCACATCATCACCAGCAAACCCGCCATGCCAGGGAAGGCACTTGCCCTCTTTGGTGTGGACTGTTTGCACTTTTCGTGCCCTGCACGATTGACACAAAACCGTTTTCTGTCTCGAAGAATTGAGCTCCCATTCAAACCCGCACCTCTCGCACCGTATCGTTTGCATCTAGGCTGCGCATCGCAATCTGAATGAGCTCATCTGAGAAATTGTAGCGCTCTCCCTGTTTTGTTGCAGATATTCGCTCCCTGCGGAGTTTCTCTTTATCGCGCCAATACTTACCAATCTCATCCAGGTGCCCATCGAAAGCTCTCCACCGATTCAACTGTTGAAACTTCGCAACCCTACGCTCATGCTTCTTCAACAGCCTCAGGTGAGTCCCAGTGTGGAACTTCTCCAGCATCAAAGTATCTAGATCAATGTCCATCTCATCAGCCCACAAATTATCCGAATACATGCTCATGCTTCCCCCTCACAATCCTCACAAACATAACCCACAACCCTAACCCCCACAACCTGAGGAGACCACCCAGAACCAGGATCAACAGGCCCAGAACAATTCACACAATCACCCATCACTTGCACCCAAACTCTCCAGGCTTACACTCATAATGCTCCCCATTCTCATGCTCCAACCGCACCCAATCCCTACGCCCAGGCCCAGACTCACGCAAAGACACACGATCATAAATACTCTTAGCAGTAATAAACCCACTCCTCGATTCCTTATAGGCAGGAAGTAACGCAGCTTCACACTCCTCGAAACTGTAACCCTCAAGCAACCTATGCCACATCTCCACCATCCCCTCATCCACAGGTTGCCTATCCAAAGAGGAAACCATCGCTAACAAAGTCGCAACCTCACCATGATTCATCACTGCACCCCCTTCAACATTGCACTGAAGTCCACATCAGGAGCCTCAATAGCTTTCGTCTGCTCACGCTCACGATATTTTTGAGCAAGTAGGGCAGCGTTTTCAGCGTTCGTCAGCTTACGACCACGCACAGGCTCAGGCGGGTTATCCCACGCATCAGCATTCAACCAAGTCGCAGGATTCTTCGTATACCCATCATCCCTATTTGGATCATCCCGATACCTCTTTGCACCATCCAGAATCACCTCAAGGCTCACACGCCTAATAGCTTTCTCAAACGCTCTCACTGCTGCAGGCTTATCAGCACGCTTAGGATAAACATCCCAAAATTGATTGAATGAGCTCTCGCTAGTGTTCTCTAGCTTGTTCTTCTTTACTTTAGTTTTATTAGGAATTAGTTTTCTATTGTCAGGTGGGTTTGCCACAGTGGACTGAGCCACAGTGGAGTGAGCCACAGTGGAGAACCAACCTCTGGCATCCTGCAACTCATAACGATAACCACCCAAGCTCATATCAGCATGGCGAACTCTCACCAATTCGATGAAGCCGAGCTCCTCAAGTTGCTTTCGAGCCGTACGCAACGCAGCCCTGCCAAGCCCACTCTCACGCATAATCTGCTCATCGAGTATCTGATACCCAATTTTGTGACTGAGCAGATAGATCAGCAACATCTTTGCCATAGGTGGCAGCTCATCATTGCGAATAAGTGAGTTGGGCACCATTGTGAAGTTCCCATCCATAGGGAACTCTGGCCTGTAAATACCTGGTTCTGTGTCCATTGTCTAGCCTTTCTATCGGCTAGACTTAACCCAGCCGATGGTGATGTCATCGGTTTTCTGATGAGGTAGGGGTGTTTGGCTCCTACCTCATCTCTATTCTATACCTAGAACGGTTCCCCGATGGTGACACCAACCTTAGTCCCATCAGGCAACAAAATCCACCAACCACCAAACCTGTCAAACACAGGGCGCTCAGTAGACTCCCACACAGCCAACTTATGCCCCCACCCACGCGCAGCAATCGCATCCTTCGCATCAGCCTCAATAGATCCATTCCATTGCGCACAAATCATCATCAGGTTATCGGGTGTGTCGAGCAGTTTAGATCCACCCATCCCCCGATTGATCCTGTGATGAGGCACTAGGTCATCTTCACGCGCACAGTGCCAGCAGTGCTCATCCCTGGCCTGTACGAGCTTTAGAACCTTCTTGGGGATAGCCATGCCCCTAGTTTATACTTGAAGGCGGGGCTGGATGGATTCGATTGGGCAGGAACCCGCGAAGTGCGACCTGTGCAAGACCGGGGTTCGATTCCCCGCAGCTCCACTGTGATTTTAGTAGTCTATACAGTGGTAAAACGGTAGCGTAGGCGTTGGTAAGTGACGTGATAACCAACACTTATCAAATGTGATAAACCTACAGTTTCATCCTTCTCTCAAGATCCCAATTGAAATCCGTTTGCACACACTCATAAGCCTCTTTGTAAGCATCCTCAAAAGTCATTTCAATGCCTTTTTCTTTTTTGGCCACGACGAAGAACTTTGCCAAAGACTCAAGCGCACTATTCAACGCCAATTTAGTGACAGCCTCGCTCACCTTATCCGGCGCTCTCAACATCATGCGGTACTCACTAATCGCCCACCAAAAAACTTCGTCACCAAAGTTTCGCCACTCGTCATCATCAAAATTGTTATACCTACCGATGTTTGTCACCTCACTGACCTCCAACCGCCTCGTGCCCGATAGCGCGGCTGATACTTTACAAACCCATTTTCATCCGCCTCTGCCGCGTGCCTTGCACAAAACGCTCGACTGCGAAGCCATTGAAAACCAGACTCAGGCTTGTACGGTCCAGCAGGGTAGTCAGCCAAAGAAATCGCAATAACCCAGCGACCATCGCCTCTCTCGTCCTCAGCGCAGTGCAAACACTTGGCGCTCAAAGCTTCATCTCCGCCTGCATCAACTTAGAAGCAGTAGCCAAAGCCATCAGCTCAGATTCAATCGTGCGCATCTTAGTCCTAATACGATTCACGCTAGCCTTAGCAAGATCGCGTGCAAACCGCGCATCAGCAGCTAACAACTTAGCCCTCGCCTGCCTCTCAGCAACAGACCCAGTAGCATCCAGAAACGCTTGCGCCTCAGTCTTGTCCAAATCGTATTCAGCTTGAGACAAATTAGCCTCAGCCTCATAGAGTGCCTCGACACCCTTTTTGTTAGTCTGTGTGAGCTCGAGGAGCTCCCTCGCTATGTCCGATGGAATCACAAACCATCACCAACCTTCTGCATAATTCAAGTCTCCAAAACTCACTTAATAGAGGATCGTTTGCCCTTTGAGCTTCCAGGTAGGCTTGGCTCAGTTCCCTCACGCTCGCCAACAGGGGTGATGGATTCTGCATAGGCTTTCACCTTATCTAGGACTTCAGTTGGTGCCCCCGCTTTGGAAGCTTCCCCCCATAGTAACCTCAGCCTGTCCACATCCTTTAGGAGTGCTGCTTCAGCAACCCAGTCACGATTCTTAGCCTGCTCCTCGAAACGCGCAACCTTCTCCATTTCCTCACGCGAGGCACGCTTATTACCTGAATACCCTGCATTAGCAAGGGCGCGGCCTATCGAGCTCGTCTCGCACACCTCAAGGGCGCTGGACTGCTGAGGCCCACTAGCGCTATCCACCTCATAAGCGAGCCCTGTAGCTTTAGGGCAACCACGCTCCACATCCTCACCAGAGAAAAACACCAGCGACTTCACCACCCAAAGCTTCTCAGCACGATACTCAGGGATAGTCTCATTCTCGGTGATGATCCTGCCATCAGGATGATCAGCATAGAAACGCTTGATGCGCTCCTCTACTGTCTCGTAATCTGCAAGATTGAACCTAGCCATCACAACCACACCTTCATCCCATTCTCATTCTTCAACCACTTAGCCATCTCTTTAGTAGTCACATTGAAAATCTGTGCCAACTCATCCCGCGTATAACCATGATTGTGCATCCTGATCGCCCGCCACTGACACTTCGCCAAAAGCTGTTCAGCATACAACTTCGAGGCACCAAACTCATCACCCAAAGCAATCGCCTCAGACCTGACCAGGTTCCTCAGTTTCATTTCCTCACGATTAGCAGCAACCATAATCAGGTTGTTAGGCGTAATCTCATCCAGTTTCAGTTCCATCATTTCCCTTTCTTTTGTTCCAACAGTTTGCCCTCAAGCTCCCAGAAAGCACGCCAAGCCTCAGGGCGCTCCCTCAGCTCAGTCACATACTTATCAGCAACCCGCAACACATTCACATCCTTCTTATCCATCATTTCCCTTTCAGACATTACTGATCATCCCCTTTTGTGTTTAGATATTCCCTTATTGTTTCTAACGCAAAATCTGACACACTCATATCACGCCTGTTCGCTTCCATCAGAAGCTCGGTGTAATCGTATGTGTCTAGTTGCACAGTGACACTAACCTCAGACATTCTCCACCCTTTCCCATAACGCATCAGCAGTAACAATCAATGAAGCAATCATGCCCTCATCACGCTCAATAAACAAGTGTTTAGGTTTCCACCACGCAGGAGCAAACACACCCTCAACCTCAATACGCTGCATCCACGCGAATAAGCAACGCTCAGCACCAGTGACATGCAACTGCCATTGCACCTGCCTACGATACTGAACAGGCACAGTAGCATCCTCAAAATCTTTTCCAGTGGTTTTGATTTCAGCAATCAGCTTATGATCCAGGGAAAGCCCATCAGGTGTAGCCAAGTGATGCGTCTCACTGTCATGCCTCAGCAACCAATCATTAGGCAACACCCCAAAATCTTGATGCAGGATCCGAGCAATCACAGGCTCCATATCCCGCCCAAACTTCATGTAAGGGTTATCAATCTCCACATAGTCACTCAGATAGTCACGCACCGCAGTCTCAAACCCTGCAGGAGTAGCAGCCTTCGCAACCTGTGTAGCAGTGACACCATCACGCCTCGCACGCAACCACCCTTCAGGGAAGTCACGTTTAGACACAATGAACTGATCTGCACGCATCATGAGGCCAACACATGCCTCTCATACGCCAACTCATAAGCCTTAGCCTTCACAACAGGATCAGCAACATCGAGCGCATCATCCAGGGCTCTCTTAGCCCTCGACCAGATATAACCGTTATCGCTCATCGCATCAGACCATTCAGCCTGAATCAGCTCACACAATTCTTCAACAGTTACAGTTTCCATAATTCCACCTTTTCTGTATTAGTCTTACCTTATGCCTAACCACCCACATCAGCCATACTCAAAACTCATGGCAGCTATTGATGCTGTAGGTGACACCCCTTGTATGGAAGTGCCAGAGGTTTTTTTCCCAGAGGATTACCCCGATAAGGAAACCCGCGACTATGTGATCAGGGTTGCGAAGTCAATGTGTGACCGTTGCCCCATCAAAGCCGAGTGTTTCATTTACGCTAATGAAACTAATCAGCGTTACGGTATTTGGGCTGGCACACTCCCCTCAGATCGTTAGCCATCCTCATCAACCAGGTCTGCATCAATTCGCACACCAATCTGATTCAACTGCACACGCAGCATGAGTGCCTGCTTCCTTGTCAAACACAGGGTGCCTGGTTCTGACAACTGCCACACATCATCCAGCAAGCGCACACACGCTTCGTGACCGTCATACGAGAGCTCCATCATTTCGTTCCTAACTTGTAACCAGCTAGGAGCAGAAGCCCCACCCCCAGCATCACTGAACCGTTCACACCAATCGTAGGATCTAACACATTAGGCACCAAAGCAAACGCAGCACCCGCAGCCATCACACCCCACCACATCAGAGGTTCACCACCAAAAGTGTGACACCAGCGAGCAGTGCAACACCAATCAGGCTCCACCCGATAGGGCACAGCAGTGACTTCTTAGGTGCACGCAGGTCACGCCTACGCACCTGTATAGCAACATGCTCACTAGCAGGCTTAGGAGCTGGTGTGGTTTCGTTATTCCACAACACCAGTGCACGCTTCAACAGCACCTCGTTGGTTAGTATCTTCCAACGCTCGTTAGCTGTCAGTTTGTCTTTGTGTGCAATGTCCCAGGCCACAATCTCCCTGAGCTCATCATTCTGGATTTCCTGTAACTCGATTTCTAGGTTTTTGTAATACCCCATGATTTCCACCTTTCTTTCAGATACCCATGAGTGTACACACATAGACACAGAAAAGGCAACCATTTAGATCATCGGCGTGTATAGTAGTGGGCATGATGAATCAAGGAAGCTACGATCTACAAACATTGAGCCTGCCACAATTAGCAGACCTACGAGAATGGCAACTGGAGCGCCTCGAAAGAGTCACCATAGAATTACGCAACAGAGTCAAGACTGCCTACGCTGATGGTGCTGAAGTGAAAGCCCTCGCAAAAGAGTGCGGTGTCACCAGGGTCACAATGTACCGCTGGTTAGAGCAATAAAAAGAGGCCCGCAGCCGGTGGGAGCTACGAGCCTCAGGAGCATCACTGCTCAGGTTTAGTGTATCACTGGCAAGAGTCGCACTGCATCGCTTCCATAGGATCTACAGGGCAGGCATACCCATCCACTTGCTCGATGAGGTCTAGGTCAGCCATCACTCACCAGCCTTGTCATACTGAAGCACCGAGGTGAGCAAAGACATGACACCCGAGAGTGCTGCAACACTTGCAACATTGAGCCAGTCCACATCGAAAATACCTACAGCACCCACGCTCATAGTTGCTAACGCAGTCTGAGCCACAGTTTTGATAGAGCGCTCGCCCGCATACGCCCAAAACTTGTTCCACTTATCCATCTAGGTTCTCCTTCTTTGCTTTATCTTCCCACACAGCACCGAAAATGTAGCTGGTAAGAATGAGGGTTATCAATGCTACCCCACCAGTGATGAGGTCTGATGTGGCACTGTCATTGTTGAGAAGTACCGCAACGGATCCACTGAGGAGCATCAGAGCTCCCAGCACAAAAGCAGCGAATATGTAACGCCTACGAATTTTCCATGATGGTTTCATCCAAGCACTCCTACAATCCAGGGCATTACAGCAGCAACTAGACCAAACCCGCCCACAGCCCAGCCCATACGCATCTCAAGTTTCCTAATGCGTGCTTCATGGTCATCAATCTTGTCCTCACTATCGGGAAGTGAGTTGGCAATCTTCTCCAGCAAGCGCCCCTGCCGTTGCACTTCCAAATAAATATCGCGCATTGAAACCTTTACTGTTGCAGTGTCGTGAGAATCATCAGCCATTAGATTTTGCCCTCATTTAGTTTGCGCTGTAACGCACTGATTGTTAGCTTGCCCCATTTACCATCAGCCTTCACACCCAGCTTGGCCTGCACAGCTTTGCGAGTGTTAGGCCCGATGATTCCATCAGCTTTCACACCCGCCCACTTCTGCATTGCGATGTAAGTCATCTTCCCAGGGATCCCATCAATGCGCCCTTTATACCCATATTCACGCAAAGCAGTCTGCCATTGCATCCAAGTAGCCTTATCCAACCGCCCAGATACCCTGTTAGAAGCCACAGGAGCCCGCTCAGAGAGATAAAGCTCAGGGTCTACAGTGTTGCCCCAAGTCTTAGATTTACGCACCTCAAAATGGAGATGAGCCCCAGTGCTCGCCCCAGTGCTCCCCGAGGTATAAATGAAGTCCCCAGCCTCAACCCGCTGGCCCTTCCTCAGCTTCGTTGCCTGAGCACCATGATAATAAAAAGTCCACACAGCACCATGATCAATACCCACAACATGCCCGCCACCAGTACGCGAAAACCCGATGTGTCCCACAACACCATCACCGGCAGCAGTTACAGGGAACGATCCGGCAACATCTACACCCTGATGAAATTTGCGCTTGCCACTAATCGGGTGAACTCTCCACCCATAGGGAGAGCTCTTGTTGATAGACCTATCGGCAGGCCAGGGGGCTTGAAGTCGCATACCCTAATTCTACCAGCGGGCTTTGCTCAGGATTCTTTATATATCGCAACGCACAGGGCAAATATGGCCCTGACAGAACTCCCCGCATTGCCCTGAGCATTCATGCTCAATGTCACACCATGCACATTTAGACATCAGCAAGAATAATTGGCTCAATGAAAATGTCAGCCTCGGCATCATAACTAAAACCAGGGCCAGGATAAATGCCACGAATAGAACCGTTATAGGAACATTGAACAATATCTGCAGGTGAATAACCATGAAGCTGAGCTAGAAACTCTTTACCAAGATTTTCATGCTCAATGCCCTCTGCATCAGTAATTACTTCATTAGCAAGAACATGAACTTTATGAACATAACCATTTACAACATAAGCGAAATGTGCCATTACACCACTACCCTCACTATTACAATACCGGAACCGCCAGAGCCACCAGGGTCACTCAGGCCACCGCCTTCTCCGCCGTCACCTGTATTCGCTGCGCCGGAAGCACCTGGTGCCGTTCCAGTCCCGCCATCCCCACCAGTTGCATAAGTTACCGATGCGCCAGAAATGTCATTAGAGGAACCAGCTCCCCCAGCTCCACCATCATCCGCGCCCGCTGCTGAAGCGCCACCACCAGCCCCGCCGTTAGTATTGCCATTTGAGGATTGCCCACCATCATTGCCCTGGCCCGAAGTGCCAACACCGCCTACAGCAAGGGTGCTTCTGGTTCCCCCGCCCCCGCCAGAAGCTCCAACCTTTCCATCACCACCACCACCGCCGCCCCCGCCAACACCGTAAAGAGTGCCCATGCGAGTTGATTCACCATTCAAGCCAAGACTTGTGCCAACACCACCAGCCCCAATAACAATAGTCGCTGTGCCAGGAGCAACATAATGATTAGTTACAGCAAGATAGCCACCTGCACCCCCGCCACCGCCTCGGTTTGCTCCCTCGTTTCCATCAGCACCACCACCCCCACCAACAACTAACGCATCAATGAAACCAGCTTCAGAGAAAATAATTGTGCCATCACCAGTGTAGGAATAAACATTGTAAGTCGTTCCACCAGAGGTGACAGTTCCTAAGGTAGGGGAACCTGTAGTGCTCGAAACAATCGCAGCACCAGGAGTAGTAGACAACTCAACCCATGCGCTACCGTCATAAAATTCAACAGCATCAGTGTCAGTCAGAAAAGTGAACTGACCCTCTACAGGGGAAGTAATAGCAGAACCACGCGCAGCAGTTCCACCAAACACCAACATGCCCTGCATCAGGTAATCATTGATTTCATCCTGATCAAGAGTTTCCCCTGCTACGAATTCTTTGAAACCGCCTGCTGCCATTAGAAATCCTGCCAATCTGAACCATCATGATAAGTGAGCGTGTCAGTGTCTTTTAAGAAAACAAACATGCCTTCACTTGGTGAAGCAATCGCGCTACCCCTAGCAGCTGTCCCAGAAAACACCATAATCTGTTGCTCCATCATATAGGTGTTCACTTCAGAAGCTAAAAGCACATTGCCATTCACAAAAGATTTGAACCCTGCACCAGCCAATTCAAACCCCCTAGAAACCGAGAACGCCTGGAGCGCTCTCCCCTATTGTACCGAACTCTGAGTCACCAATAACAAAGAGTGAAGTCTGCAATGACCCCACACCGATATTCATAATGTGCTCATCAGCGCTAATGTCATGACCAATAGAAATCACAAGACCATAACGCTCAATAGGATCGCCAACATCATTAGGCGTGAACTTGATTTGAATTACCGAGGCCATGTCCAGGGCAAACATGGAAGCTTTCTGAGCGCTCGACAGGTTACTCATGTCCACAGCAATCTGAGCAAAACGATACTCAGGCTCGTCATATCTTCCCACAAGAAAATCAGCATAATCTTCCACCTGTGTAAGCGTAGAAAGCAAAGTGCTTACAGAATTTTCCAAAATCCCATACCTGGTTTGTGACAATGCCCCATTAGCTGTAGCAGTCCCAGCAGGCGAGGTCACTGTTATCTGATTGAACAGTTGCTCAGTCCCATACTCAACCTGCGCAGGAGCAAAAGGAATACCTGTGCCATCATCAGCAAACACAGTCACATTGTCAGTAGTAGGAGTCGAAAGCCTATCCCTGAAAGCAACCAGCCCATCTTTATCAATGAAAAGCAAACCGCCCTCAGATAGCTCCACCTTCTGCAAATAGGTGAGAGCGTTACCATCAAACACATCAGCGCCCAAAGTTGAAGCACCAGTGTCAATGTCACGATCTGTTAGAGGCCAGTCAATAGTTGCCTGTGATAGTACAGCGTTCACGCGAGCACCAGATGTTTGCTCCACAGCAGTACCCACAGTGAGCACCTGCTGAGCTAGGAAGGTAAAAGCATCAGCAGCATCGAGTGCTGCAATAGATTGCCCTGAAGGATCATAGCCGAGATTCCAGTCAGTAACCTTGCCAACATATTGCGCTGTCCCATCAGCGAGCACCCGCACCCCGCGCCTGGGCACAATGTTGCCGTAGAAAGGTGAAGAAGTGTAGAGAGGGTCGAAAGCCCTATCAGTGTTGTTGAACTCCACGCTCAATGAGCCTGCATTGAACCTGTCAAGGTCACGGTTCTTCCCGCGCGAAATACTAATCCCGCGTACCCTGTCAGTCACATCAGCCCAGGCCACACCACCAATAGTGAACTCAGTAGATCCGATAACACCAGCCACAGGGTCATCAAGGGTGAAGGCTTTGCTCAATCCGAGCTCAACTGTTACTGCCATTAGGCGCTCGCAAACACAGGGCCAGAAGTGCGCTCATACCTCTTGATAGCTGTCACAATCTGCTCACCAAGTTGCTTACCGTTAGCACCCATCCCAGCATTCACAGTGATATTGATGTTAGTGCTCCCACCCAAACGATCATTAGGGATGATATTGCCAGAAGCCATAGGTGTGAAAATTTCAGGCCCACGTTCACCCACCAAATAGGATGACCCGCTAGCGACAGGCCCACCCGCAGCCCTACGCCCGCTGTAACCTCTTTGTGTGGCCTGCAAATTGATGAAGTATTCAGCGAGCTCACTCAACCTAATACCAATAGCGCTGCCAGCACGATCCATCAAAGTCTCAAAGTCCACGCTTGGCTTCTTGCCAGAGAAAATATCCATAGCCTCATTGACAACAAACATGAGGTTTGCGAGGCGCTCCAGTTGGTCATTCAAAATCTCAAGACCACCCACAATGCTCTGCCCTGTGAGGTCTAAAAGGAATTGGCCCAAATCAGATTCAATAAACCTAATAACTTGATCCGCAATGAGAAAAAGGTTTTCTCCAAGTTTGCGCACATTTTCTTGAAATTGCTCATTGTTCATCAGCTCAATAACCTTAGGGAGTACCGCTTCACCTAGCTCCCCAAGCTTGCCACCAACCTTCTCCACCGCCTCAAAGATTGTGTCAAACACTTCACGAATAACAGGCCCATTCTGATCCATGAAAGTTTTGAAATCATCAAGGTAAGGGAGCAAACGTTCAATCAGCTCTGCGCCTATTTCTAACAAAATACCTTTAGAGGTTTCCATCGCCTGATTGAACTTGAACTCGCTAGTTTCAGCAGTGATAGCCATTGCTTCACCAGTGATTTTGATGTCATCAGCCATAAGCGCAAACAACTCAGAGTTATCTTCAGCGCTCGCACCCATCAAGTCCAAGACACCCCTGAGGGCTCGAACATTACCAAATACCTCAGTCGTGGCCTCAATGTTGCCATCAAAAGCATCAGTTAGAGTTTGCAGGGTTGAGAAAAGACCCTTCTCTCTGATTTGCTCACGCAACTCTGCTGCCGATGTGCCCATGCCAGCCAGAGCCTTATCTGCCTCAGCAGTTGGTTTCATTAGGGCATTGAAAATCTGGCCCAACTGTGTTGCAGCAGTATTAGCATCAGTACCAGTCTTTGACATACCAGCAAGCGCAGCACCAACCTGGTCAAAACTAACGCCCAGATTTGAAGCAACAGGTAGCAGCTGCCCCATAGCACCAGCAAGCTCAGCAGGCTCTAGCTTTCCCAGTCGCACCGCTTCAGCTAAAACATCTACAGCTTCAGCACCACCCAGGTTTGCTTCGCCATAAGCATTGACAGCAGAGGTAGCAAGATCAGCGATGGTCTTAGTGTCACCCAAACCAATAGCAGCACCCTTAAGAGAAGCCTCAAGCACCTCAGTGGCACCAGCACCACGCAAACCAGCAGAGGTGATGAAGAATAGGGCATCAGCAGCCTCATTAGCGCTAACCCCGAAAGAGGGCCCTAGTTTCTTAGCAGCATCCTCAAGCACACCAATCTCATCAGCAGTAACACCCACCAAACCCTGAATTTTGGCAAAGCTAGTCTCAAACTGTGCAGCCTCTCGCACACCAGCCACAGCCACACCAGCAACAGCAGCAGCAGCAACCCGCCCCACATCCACAGCAAAGTTTTGGAAGTTAGCGAGCGCACGCTGAGCCCCCTGCAAACCCTTAGGGTCAAACTTTGTAACAAGAGGAATAAAAATTGCCATTACATTCTCGCCTTAGCTCGCGCAATATCGCGGGTTGCATCCGTCATGAACTTATCTATTGCCCGCCTACCGAGCCCCTCAATGCCTTTGTAACGCTTCACAGCCGAATCGTAAACAAAATACCCACCACGCCCCTTGATAGGTTTAGCAGCCCTAATACCCCTATTGAAAGCCTTACCCTGCCCAGTAACCCGATGCTGTTGTCCACCATACCCACCACGCTCATACACTTTGGTGTACCGCGCACCAGGGCGCTTCGACGATCCAGCAAGCTCAGCGTAATCAAACCCAATACCGCCACCAACGCGAGTACCACCAGTGAACTTCATAGACAACAAACGCGATGACCCACCACGCGCACGCCCAGGAGTAAACGACACAGAAGCCTTAGGTACACCAGTCCACCTAGTAACACCGTTGTGATTCATCCCAGGCAGGGGAGCCTCAGGGGGCACATCACCCGCAATCTCACGCGCAACAGGGCCAATAGATTTACGCATATCAGCCCGCAACTTATTTAGAGCCTTACGGTCAAGGCTACGCAGCTCATTATTGAGCGAAGCGAGACCCTCAACA